TTCCACCGCTGCTGCTGTTGCCAGCGTGCAAAATAATACAAATTGCGCATAGAAGCCCTGTAAGTGTCACGATAGATCCGCGTAAAATAATTTATCAAGCCCGACTTGTAATAATTGTATATATTGCTACGTGCCGTTGGAGACAATGATATCAAAGTTATACAAATGTTAATAACAAACGAAAAAGTGAAAGAAACAACATAAATTAACAAAATGCGCAGGATGCGTGTAACAACACCACTTTGTTCTTCCAATTCTTCAGATGTTCCCATTACAAAATTTCTCAATGTACGTAAATAATTTGTATCACCTTGAGATCGAGCCTCTTCTCCAGGAAAAATTGCATCATCTACATCTGGAGGCAAGATATCACTACTCTCGACACTGGGTGGACAATCACAGAAACAAAAGCCACACGTTTTGCACTTATTGCTAGGTGGTTGCATCATGGTTTCTACTATTTCTGCCTGAAATTCGTAATGTCGTTTTGAAGCAACCTGAACCCATTCTAAATATTCGCGGACACCAATGTTTTGCATAACTTTGTCTTTGTAAACGAGTGGTACTAGTTCATACTTGTTAAGAGGAGAACCAGGATGTTGAGGAGCTCCCACCAAACACGTGCGGACTCCAATAAGCCAAATGTCTGGATCTTTGCGTAACCCAAATCTCTCACGGACCTTCTCAGAATCCAACTTTCCATCAGTCTGAAACTCCGGCTTAACATTGACGCTTACATGATAAAGACGACGCAAAATTGACTCTGGCTTCTCTGAATAGTTCTGTGCCATTAGTGACTCAACATTAGTTGTCACCATCACCAACCATGGGTGCAATGCAACCTTACCTTTCATAAAGGCTTCAGCCATAGGGGCCAAAAACAATGCATTATTGATGGTCTGAATCAACCTATAACAAGGAGAAAAATCCATAAAAGTGGAGACTGTATTCGCAAAATCATCAAAAATAATCACATTAGTGGATGAACGAATGTTTGACGCATATTTATCGTTATCACCCCAAGTGGCTACTCGTTCTGGAGAGATATCAAAACCATTATACATGCCAACAGCCTCAATTGTTAGTTGGCACAATGTACTCTTACCTACACTGGTATTGCCGAACAACGAGATGGCAAATGGTGCTTTCCGCAAACCACCACGTGTTCTAACTTGAATAAATTCATTGCGCCAATCACGTAAGCGATCCAAGCGATCAAGAAAATATTTCTTTTCAACAGTCAAAGTTTTAGAAATCTTCTTAACGACTTTAGAGCCTTGTTCAATAACACTATCAAGAAGTACCTCATAATCAGTTTCACCAATGTCAGCATGTTCCTTCAAATTTCCTGTAAGAGAAAAACCATGAATGTCGCGAATGCGGTTATAGCCTTTCTCAAACTCAGCAACATCATCTTCCGAAGAGAAAAATGCAGATACTTCTCCTGTTTTGTATACCATCCAACCACCTTCAACGAATCCTATAACAGTTGTGAACAATACGTCACACAAATCTGAACATTGAATCTGTTGTTTGGTTACGATGGGTTCAAAAAGTGTAAGTTTGCCAACTTTAAAAGTAAGTCCACTGGCTTCACATAATCCTAGCGACACAATATAATTTATCAATTTTAGTGCATTTTGGACATTATTGGTTTGTTTGACACGCTTCCAATTTTGCAAAGCATCTTTGATATCTTCAAGCCATGTATCGGGTGATCCGGATTGTTCAATAAGGATATCCATATCACCGCTAATGTGTGGGGCAATACTAGTTTTAAACAAAGCATAAACATGTCCTAATAGAGATTTCTGGGTGTGTGCCTGAGTGTAAGATACAACAGCAGCAACTACACCTTGTTTATCTTTACTCGAGATTATACTCTGTCTCAGAGCCAACAATAATGTGGTTTCCCTTGCAATAAAGTCAGGAGTTACAAATGCTGGCAATGAACCAGATTGGGGCTCCATAGTGGGTACTTTTTGAGATAGATAATAAATAATATACAAAATAAAAACATAAACACAATTATACGTAAACGCAAAATATAAAAAGAACAAACAATATAAATATACAACGGGAAGAATAGTAATAGTGCCGGATTGTTCTTCCATGATTTCATGAACAATTGAATCATGTAAGGGAAAACTAAAACCTTGCTTGAGCAAAGGCCAATGTTGTTCAAAAATTTTCTTGAATTGGTCTCGCTTTTTATTACTTAGTTGAGAAAAAGGATAGATTCCCTCCGTAGAGGGCTGTTTTGCTCCTTCTTGAGACATCACAGTTTGTTGTTGGGGGCGGATAATTTCTTGACTCATCTTTCATAGTTATGAAATGACGAGACAAGAAAATCCACATAGTCGCCTATGTTAGATTTTCAAGTCTAATCGACACAGCATCTTT